GGTGAAGAAGAGTGGAATAAGGTTAACGCATGGGCTGAGAACAACCTTAATGCTGACGAGAAAACAGCGTACAACGATACGCTAAATGGAGCAAACTGGAAGATGGCTGTTGACGCTATTAAGTCCCGCATGGGGCATACATCAGAGCCTAACTTAATGGTAGGCAATGAAGTGGGTAACTCAGCTACGGGTTACCGTTCACGAGCAGAGATGAAGAAGGATATGGCTAACGCTGAATATCGTACCAATCCTACCTTCCGACAGACAGTCATCGACAAGATGTCTGTATCCACCTACGACCTAGATCACAGCTAGGTCATACCGCCTCCTTCGGGAGGCACCTATTCTAAGGTAGCGCCAAGCCAGCGTTGCCCCCGATACGGTCGCACACCCAACACCCTGACATGACTAGGCTAGTTTATGTGGGTTAATTCCGTGCGCTCGTGAGAAGTACCTATGCATTGACCTGTTACGACAGACAATCCTTGTAGCGGCTACAACCTTAAAACCTTTCTACACATCTATCTATATCGTCCCGTCTTGGGACACACATTAAATTCTATTTATTACAGGGCATTATCATGGCTATTTCTAGCGTTACATCTGCACCATCACGCTTTGGTGCTGGACAAACTTCACCCGCTGACAATCGCGGTTTATTCTTAGACGTATTTGGTGGTGAAGTACTTACTGCCTTCGACATGGCTACAGTTACTCTTGACAAGCATAACGTCAAAACTGTAGGCGGCGGTCAGCGTTCATTCCGTTTCCCTAAGACTTGGAAAGCGACTGCTGAATACCATACTCCGGGTCAGGAGCTTATGGGTACTGACATCGAGACAGGCGAAATCGCCATCACTATCGATGACATCTTAGTATCTCACACTGCAATTGCTGACATCGATTCTATGTTGTCACACTTCGATGTGCGTTCTGAGTATTCTGCTCAGATGGGTCGTGCTTTGGCTCGCGTATTTGACAAGAACGTATTCCGTCAAATCATCAAAGCTGCTCGTACTGCTGGTGATGGTCCATTCCCCGGTGGTGACACTATTGTTGGTTTAGGCGCAGCCTCTACTGGCGCTGAGTGGATCGATGCGATCCGTCTAGCTAACCTTAAGTTCTTCAACTTGTCTGTTCCTGAAGAGCAGAAGCGTTACATGTCTGTATCTGCTGAAACCTTCAACAAGATCAAGTTCGCTAAAGACGCAAACGGTCAGTACTTAGTACTTGATGCCGATCTACGTCACAGTGGAGCTGGTGGTGTTGAAGGCCGTGCTGACTCTCTTACCATTGATGGTGTTGAGATCGTTAAGTCTTTGAACATGCCTAACTCTGACGAAACTGCAGATACTAGCGTGTACGCAAAGTACCGCGAAAACTACAGCACTACTCAAGGTGTTATCTGGACTGCTGATGCTGTTGCGACAGTTAAGCTAATGGATATTGGCTTTGAATCAGAGCGTGATACTCGCCGTCTAGAAGACTTCTTGGTTGCCAAGATGTTGACAGGCCACGGTACTCTACGTCCAGAGTGCGCTATCGAATTAACTTCGTAGTCCACCCCCCAGGTTCTAATTAGTTAGAGCTATAAGCCTCACCTTCGGGTGGGGCTTTTTTTCTTATATGAGGTTCTTATGTTCACGAAACTCGATGCCGTCAATCAGATCCTCGAATCAATTGGCGAAGATCCAGTATCATCTTTAAGTTCTGGCCTGCCTGATGCAGAAGCAGCAGAACGTATTCTCAACAGAGTGTCCCGCGAAGTACAAGCCAAAGGTTGGCTGTGTAACCTTGAACGCGATTACTCTATGGCAATTACTGCCAACCAAACTATTCCCTTGTCGTCAGACATTTTACGGATTGATACCGTAGGTAAGGACAGAGCGATAAACGTCACCGTCCGTAAGTATCTAAATCAATCTCACCTTTACAATATTGCAGATCACACATTCATCTTCACTGGCTCAGTCACCGTAGACATTGTGTGGGAGCGAGACATCGGGGACTTAACTCCCGAACTTCAACTGTACATCACAGCTAAAGGCGCAAGACGCTTTCAAGAATCTGAACTAGGTTCCGTAGCTGCTGACCAATTTGCCGTACGTGCTGAGCAAGAAGCTTATGCTTCCTTAATGGATTCTGAGGCTGAAGCTGAAGATTCTAATGCCTTAACTGATAGCGCCTATTGTCGTTACATCATAGGCCGTAACCATCCACTAGCTGGGAGATAATCATGGGTAAACTGGTCGAACAAACCCTCCGCACTATGTACCAAGGCGTAAGTCGTCAACCAAGTACTGTACGCTTACCCGGTCAGGTAGAGGAAGCTGAGAATGTACTTTTCTCTGTAGTCTCAGGCGGGTTCTCTAAGAGGCCGGGTACTCAGCACTTAAAAAACACAGTAGTAAATGATAGTGACATCGCACTCTATGGCTACGAAAGAGACGCTGCCGAAAAGTATCTAGTCATGGTGGGTAACGGAACTATCTACGTCTATGATGTAGCAGGCAATCAGATGGTTGTAACAACCCCTTCAGGTACAACTTACCTAGAGGCTGCTACACCTTCTCAAGACTTTTCCTTCACTACTATCGCTGACCACACCCTTATAGCTAACAAGCAGGTAACTGTAGCTATGTCAGACGATGGTGTGTTTGATGCAACCACTATGCCTCACGTATTGGTGCGCGAGGCTGACGCAACCTTCACCTTTAAACCTTCAACTCTATACACTAAACGTCCTACCATAGATCCAGATTATTATTCCTCACCAAACGTGACTTACAGTTTGACGGATAATGCTGGTGGTCGGTTTGCTATCGATGCAGCTACCGGTTTAGTTACTGTTGCTGACCCGGCTTTATTCAATGCCACTACAAATGTTTCACACCCAATAACAGCTAGCGCGGTTAGTGTTGACGGAACAACCAACAGTCAGACTTTCAACATTTATGTGTACGCTTCATCTGTAGGAACTATTAGTGATGATGACCCTGACTTAGACTCTCCAGATGTTAATGGTATGGTGTTTGAAGGAGCACAAGTAGGCGATCTAGTAGGCCTTACGGTCTTTGCTGAAGACAGGGTAAAGAATGCCCAACCTAAAGTGGCAATCTTACCAGCTGATTTAATACCTACGCCTGATTTCGTAGGACATAAAATATCAGACATTACTTTCTTCCGTAACCGACTAGGTCTTGTAGCTGACGAGACAGTGTTCTTCTCACAGGCTAGTGACTATACAAACTTCTGGCCTAAGACCGTAGCGCAAGTTATAGACTCTGATGCTTTTGGTCGAACAGCTTCTAGCTCACAGGTTAACCTAATCCGTTTTGTTGTTCCTTTCCGCAAGGCTTTATTCTGTTCTGCAGACACCGCTCAGTTTGAACTATCCGCTAATGCAGCCTTAACCCCTTCAGCTACAACTATAGATATCGCAACAATGTACACCGCTGAATCACTATGCAGGCCTATAGGCTTTAGAGATGAGCTGTACTTTGCTTCGCGTAGTGGTAGTAGCGCCGTTCTATTTGAGTATTACTACAGTGATACCTCGGTAGGTCATACAGCTAACGATGTCTTAATACATGCCTCTGGTTATGTACCAGCTCCTATCACCCATTTAGTTGGGGATACTGTAACTGGAACCATTCTAGCTTTGAGTGGTGCAGATCGTTCCTCCATCTATGTCTATAAGACCTTTTGGTCCGGTGATGAAAAGGCCCAATCGGCTTGGTGTAAGTGGACGTTTGGTGAGAATACGGTAATACATAGTGTTACTACTCTAGGTGGCGATCTATTCCTTGTGCTATCCCGTAATGGTGTAGTGGCTATTGAGAAGATGTCACTTAACGGTGACGAGAAACCTGAGCACTTTAAGTATCCTCTACGTTTGGATTCGTTACAGCACATCACAGGTACTTATGATTCTGTCGCTAATACCACCAGCTATGTTAGTCAGTATCCCATAACTGAAAACACGGTAGCTATTGTTGATACAGCGAATGCAGCTAGTAACCTGAAAGGTCGTTTAATTACAACCACAGGTGTTAGCGGTAATACGCTTATATCAACTGGGGATCAAACCGGTAACCCTATCTACATAGGTAATAACTACCTCATGTCGGTTGAACTATCCAAACAGTTTATCCGAGAAGGTAATGACGACACTACAGTTACGACAGGTAGGCTACAGCTCAAACGTATCTACTTCGATTATAAGGACTCAGCGTTCTTGCAGGTTGAAGTAACACCCCACAAACGTACACCCCGAACGTTTACGTTTAATGGCTCAACCGTGGGTGGTTTAATCCAAGCCTCTCCTAATCTATTAAGCGGTGTTTTTGATGCCCCTGTTAGATCACAAGGCAGTACAGCAATTATTAAAATCCTTAACCCAACATATCTGCCATGCACAATTACAAGCGCAAAGTGGAAAGGGTTCTTTAACGAGATGACTCGACAGGAGTAACTATGTGCATCACAGCAATTATAGCCTCGGCAGTAGCAGGCTTAGCCTCAGCCGCTCAACAGGCAAAGATAGCTAGTGAGTCTACGGAACGTGCTTATGCGGCAGAAGAGAAAAACCTTGATCTTGTTTATCTAGAGAACAACCGTTTACAGCGGGAGTCTCATGAGATTTACGACTCGGAGGTACACGATAGAGTGCGTCAAGCTAATAGAGAGCTTGGTGCGCTGACTGTACTAATGGGTGAGACAGGTGCTTCTTCTTCTTCCATAGCAGGTCTTTCAATTGACTCAGCTTATACAACAGGTATGGATGTATCACGCATCAATACGAGTAGAGGTAACCAAATCGAATCACTGCAGGCTAACAAGCGAGCAGGGAAGATGGGGTACCTAAATCAAACAACACTCGCTTATAACCAAGGTGCAGCTGCGGTAGCTAACGCTAACTCAAATGCTATTGGATCTATAACAGGCGGGATGTCTAGCTATGGTAAAGCCACTGCTAAGACAAAACAATATAACAATCAGCTTAACGGCTTAAACAACGACTTATCATAGGAGGCGGTAGATGCCTGAATTATCAAACACTGGTTCTGGTGCTCGCACGACTCGTTCTGGACGCAGTAACAACCAGCTTCAAACACGAGCAGGGGCTACAGCCAAAGTACAAATCAAGGGACGTGCTCTTGCAACAGAGAATAGCCAATCAATCATGAGTGGTGGATTAGCCCAAGCTAGTGCCGTGGGTAATCTTGGAGCATCCATCAGTAGCTTCTTTGGCGCTGTTGAGCAGATTGATTCTGATCTAACACAAGTGGAACGGGCTGAAGAGCTTCGCGTAGCTAGTGAGGCTAGGAACGAGCGTGACAAGTTAAAAGAAGCTAGTCATATAAACATAATTAACAATTCATCCAACAGTCTATTTACAGGAGCTAAGACCTCGGTCATTGATACTCATAATGTGATGGATGGTTCTAGCTTAGCCTCTGGGCTTGATGAATATTATGATGTCAATAACGAGGACACAGGTGATGATTTATTAGAGCAGCGTAAAAAGAACGCTTATGATAATAAGGTTATGCCTCACCTAACTCTGGCGGCTGAAGGTCGCGCTAAGGAGATAAGGGTACAAGCCCTCCAAGACGTAACCTCTTCTATAATGTCCCGAACAACTCCTATGACTACGGCGTCCTTTGCGAACGACTTCGATATGCTTAGTGCTATAGCTCCTGAAAAATCAGATTCTGTACTGTCAGCTAGTTTACTATCGACCTACATAGAAGCAGCTAAGAAGAATGGCAAGATGCCTCAGCTTTCAAAGTTTGTTTCTGAAGCAGCTGTCATTAAGAAGGGTGAAGAGTTCCAGACGTTTGCTGAACGTTTCCCTATTAAGTCCGCAGAAATGTTGGCACGGGGTTGGTCTGAACACCAAGCAAATCAAACCCAAGAGTCTAATGAAGCAGCTAATGATTTACGCACCGCAATAGGCTCTCTAGAGCTAAACGCGTATAGTGATGAAGACCTCGCTGCAGCCACGTTACAAGCTCAGCAGTTTACCAATCTATACGGTGACCGTTCTAACTTCAATAGCATACTGGCTGTCCTTGATGAGAAGGCAGTACAGTTAGGTAAGCAACAAGCAGAACTAACACGGTGGGGTCTTTTACACCTAGGTAAGCCTAGTAATATGAAGATGGAAGATTACAATCAGAATCAACTATCTAAGTTTCTGTTGGACCCTACTACTAACTTCCTAGACGCTGACTTAGATGATGCTACTTTCTCAACGGTGTCTTCCACCTTAGCTATGGCAATTAATAATCACGAAGGGATGATGGGTTCTGTATCTAAGAAGGTTAAGTCTTCTATCTCTGGCATGGTTGCTTCTAAAGACAAGCACACTCAGCTGCGAGGCTTTCAAATATTACAGAAGCTCAATAAGTTAGACCCGGAAATGTCAGCACGTATGCTATCCGGCAACCCAATTGCGGGTGCTATATATGATGGCCTAGCTAATGACAACGGAGCGGCTAATCTTCAGTTAGGTATAGATGTTGAGAATGAGGTTTTATTTAACGCACTGACTGATAAGGATACCTTAGAACGTCATAGGGCTGAGCTGATTGCGGACGTTGATGTGGAATCTTTAGATCAGGTTTTCTCATCTATGAATTCTGATAGCTTCTTCTGGGACAACGGTAACATGGAGAAAGTAGCTGACTTCTTAGGACAAAGTGATGACGATATTTTCGTTGTTCCCGGCGGTCCTGTGGAGAAAGCTTGGATGAACCAGTTCCTTGCTCTACGCATAGCTTCTGAACACAGCGGTATTACCTTAGATAGTGGCGACCTTGCAGATAAAACTTGGGACTTAATACGTCCTACCTTAACTGCTGAAAGGGTGAGCGAGAATAGCTATCGTGTATCCATAGGTAATAAAGTTAAACCAGTAAATCACCTATCTTCCGTACAAGCGGATGGGTCGTTGCATAACCAGTTGGCTGATGGCACAAGTATCGTTAACCCCTACCAACCTAACGAAACAGTTAACACTAGTGCGAACATGGATAATTCCGTTCAAACTATCTCTAGCTGGAGCATTTTTGGTGATGGTGAGGTTGGTTACCGGGCTATTGATGATGGTAGTGGTAAGTCACTTGTTACACATACGAATGCTTTAAACATACCTGAAGATATTCAGTTTGGTGTAGGAGCTTCATATGACTTAACTGGTGATTGGGTGTTGGGTGAATACCTTATACCTGAACGAAAGCCTGTTCATTTGGAACTTACAGGTGACGTAGCGTTAGACCAGTTATCTCTACAAGCTATCCAAGGTGATCTTCCGGAATCTATGCAGCTAATCCCACAGTATCCAGCAGGAACATCAGCTGCTGAACGTAAGGATGGCACAGTAAAAGCTGAACGTTACAAGATCAGTGTTTATCCACACTTAACTAAGGAACAAATCCCTGCTACGTTCCACACACCTGAAGTTATGGAAGAGCTTAGTAAAGGCGGTCATGTTAATCCTCAAGAGGAGCGACCTCCAGAACTACAAGGTTTTGACAAGCGTCCTAATAAAGACCACAAGTGGCAAGAAGATCAAACCATAACTAAAGATCGCCTACCCTTCACTAACCTCCAGTCTCAAAGCGACTCAGATCACAATACGATTATGAAAGCTGCCGTAATGGATGAGTTAAAGAATGAAGGTGCTGTTAGTCCTACCGTAGGCTTAACGTCAGAAGCGTTTTCTTCTATGGCTGGGTCTGCTGAAGACTTTAGTTGGTTTATTCAAGAAGCATTCACAAAGGTAAAGGAGCATATGGGTACTGATTCAGATCCTACTTATCAAGCCAAACGGTTTGAGATGATTGGCGAGCGTGAAGCTTGGAGATCGGGAGCTTACTGGGATGGTGTTGAGAAAGCTAATGGCGGTAAAGGCTACCGTACTGTTGGTTTTGGATTCAATCTAGATTCAGTAGGTCATAAAGATCTATTTAAGGAAACCCTGAAAGTCGGGGATGATTACTATAAGTCCGTTTACGAAGGTACTGCAGATATTACTGAGGCTCAAGGCCGTAAGTTATTTGACGCTGCTGTAGGCGAGGCCGAATCAATAATCGACAATCGACTTAAAGGCGTTGATCTAAACCATCAACAACGGTTAGCACTTGTTTCTATGGCGTACAACTCGCCTAAACTAATCGGTAAAAACTTAGTTGGTCAACTTAAGTCTGGAGACTTGGAAGGTGCTGTGCAGGAGATCCTGTACAAATCTAACGGTTCCCGGATGCTTGGCCTTTACAACCGCCGCTATGAGGAAGCCCTAACATTTGTTGGAGCTAACAGAGCGAACGGTATTCCTTCCTACCTGTCCTATATGGCTGATGTTTTACCTGCAAAGTACGGCATAAAGCTAGCTGATCAGGAATTGTCGGATGTAGTTAAAGGTACTAGCTAACAAAGGTGATACATGGACTTAATTCGTTCATCAACAACGCCGGCAGAGGACGCATTCAACCGCGTCCAGACTGTCGATTTAAACACAGCCGTAGGGCCACAAAGTAACGTACAGGCTATAGGTGACGAACAGCCCGGTACATTAGAAACAGCAAAGTCCTTCTATCAAAATGAAACCCTAGTGGGTACAGCTGTAATGGCTATGGGAGAGTGGGGTCATGGACCTCGTGATCCTTCATTCAACGTATACCGCCACTTCAATGATAACAAGGAATCGTTAAAGGACATGGAAGTTTATGTCCGACAAGGCATGTTCGATTCTGTAGACAACAAGGAGCACTTCGATAAGAGATCCGCGCGTCTTCGTCAGGAGCTTACTAACCGTGACAACATGATGAACGGCACCTTTGCCGGTAACATGCTGGGTATGGGCTTATCCCTGTTAGATGTAATGACCTTGGTTCCCGTTCTGGGGCAGGTCAAAAAGGGTAAATCCTTAAAGACCGCACTAAACTACGCTGGTAAATCTGCCGGGATAGTTGGTGCTCAAGAAGTCGCTATGCATCAAATGCAGGACTTCCGGACAATGAACGAGTCCCTGTTCAATATGACAGCTGCTGCTACGCTAATGTCTGCGGTAGGTGGATACAAAGGGTTCAAGGCTGGCGGTGGTACAACTATTACCCAAGCTATTGGTAAGGCAAACGATGGACTAGCTAAAGGTGTTGAATCAGCAGCTACGTCTGTTAATAAAGCATTGCCTAAGTCAGTAGAACAGTACGAGGCCTCAGTTAAGTCTGTTGACTCAGTAGGTGCAGCTAAGGTTGCTGATACATCTGAATCTGTAATGGCAGGTACTAGAGGTAAAGTAGCTAACGCACTTGATAAGGCTACTACTTGGGTTGATAAAGTCACCCCTGTAGGACGTTCGTACGCATGGTCTGTTGAGGCCGCTCGTGATGTGACCCAACGTCTTATGGACACAGGTGGTCGTATTAACAAAGGGCATGCCGCTGGTGAAGTGACGCTTAATGCTGAGTCTATGAAGAATGCTTTAAAGACTGAGTATGATTCACTTCTTCTCCGGAATGAGAACCTAGTAGTGGAACTGAACGTTAAGTTAGCTGGAGTAAGCCGGGTAGCTCAGCAGTTGAAGAATGATGGTACTCGTGCAGTTAACTTCTTGCAGAGTTCAACCGGTCAGGCTGAGACATTCCAAATGGGTTTGTTAAAGACTCAAGATTTTAATGACTACGTTGTACGAACCTTACATGACTACGCTGATGGAGACTATCTCGCTAAGCTGGAAGGCACTTGGGGTAAGGACAAAGCTAAGATGATCGATGACGCCGCTAAGCAAATGGCTAATGAGATCAATGTAGCTAACCGTCACTTAGAAGACCAAATGGTTGAGCACGGTTTAATTACCGAGCGTCAGCGCATGGGTGATGACTACAAGATGGCTCAGTTGTGGAACAGTAAAGTTATCGGTGAGGACACTCATGTAGCTCGTGACTTCTTCTTAAAGACTCTACAAAGCGAACCTGCTGAAGAGTTCATTGAAGACTTCGGTATGAATCTGGATCAGTACGCTAAGCTAGGTGTTGAAGACATCTCTATTAAGGTCGGTGATGAAGAGAAGCTCATTACTAAAGCTGAAGGTCAGCAAATTAAACGTGAGATCCTAGAGGATTGGGCGGGGGATAACTTCGAGAAAGCTCTTCAAGAAGTTGAACAGGCTGCTCTTCAAGCCCTACAAGCTGAGAAGACTGCTCGTAAGTCTATGGTCGAGGCTGCTGCTGTTATAAGGCAGAACACGACTAAGATTAAGAACCTCTCCGTCAAGGCGGCTAAGGATGTTGTCCGTACAACTCAGGAACACATTGAGTTAACTAAGGCATCACGAAGCAAAGCTCAGGCTGAGATAGCTGAAGCACAGGCAGAACTTAAAGGTAAACTCCATAAGGAGTATGCCCAACAGATCGCTCACGTAGAGGCCGGTCCTACAGCTCGTGCTCTAACAACCGCTAACCAGAATCTTCGTAAGTTGATGAAAGTTAAAGGCGCTCTTGAGCAAGACCCTAAAGCAATTAAGCAAGCACAGGAAGAACTTGTGCAAGCTGAGATCTCTCATACCGTAGCTATCGATGATGCGTGGCGTACACTTAAAGTGAACACACCTGAGATGGCTAAGTACAAAGAGAAGGCCTTAGAGGCTAGACGTAAGATGCGTAAGGCTGAGAGTAAGATTGAAGCTAAGCAGAAGCGTGTAGCTGAGCTAGAAGAGGCGGTTGGTAAAACAGAAGCGGCTATTAAGCATACTCGGAGCTTGAACAAGGAAACTCGTCAAGCCTACAAAGAGATGAAGAACGCGTGGATGAAGACGGCGAAAGGCGCTAAGAAAGCTGGTCGTATTAATCGCCGAGCTGGTAGTGCTAAGAACATGGTGGAAACGGTAGACGAGCTGGTGGGTAACCTTCAGCATAGTCAGAAGTCTCCTCAAGGTGTTCTTCACGAAGCGATGTTCCAAGGTGGGCGTAGTAAGAGCCGTAAGATTCATCTCACTCCAGAGCAAACTCGTGAGGCCCATGACTTAGGCATACTTAAGAAAGACTTGTTCTTTGTGTTGGATAAACAGTGGGACGAAGTGACGGCTAGATTAGCCTTGCGTAAGACATTCGGCGACAACGTTAAGTTGGACCTTAGTGATCTGAAAGAAGACATAGCGCGTAAGTACGATGAGGAAATCAGTTACCAGCGTGGACGGAATAAGAAGTCCTCTCACCTAGCTGCTGAAAAGGTTAATGTATTAAAGGATGTTGATGGACTATTAGACCGTCTGTACGGACGTGCTGGTATGCCTGACGACCCTGATAGTGCTTTGTTCTGGGCTACCGGTAAAGCTCGTGAGTATAACTTTGCACGTTTTGGTGTTGAGTTTATAGTCACATCTATGACTGACCCGGCTAACATGATTCTGACGAATGGCTTTGGTGTCTACAGTAAGAAGTACTTTGATGCATCAGCTAGTATCCTGAAGGATGCTCCTGACGATGTTATACATAAGATAGCTGTAGCATCTGAGCGTTTACTACATAATGCTCGTCATCTGAAGTTGTCTGGTTCTGATACCTTTAACCAAGGTCTTGGTATAGGCGCTACAGGATCTACAAAGCAAAAGGTTACTGCTAACGTTGACCGCCTAACAGGTGGTATGAACGAGAAGGTTAACGTCATATCTGGTCTTAGTGCTTGGAACACAAAGCAAAAAGCCATGACGATGATCTTTCAGCAAGACAAACTTGTGGACATTGTTAAGAACCCTAGTCAGCTAACTGATCTTTATCGTGCTCGTCTCGCTACTATCGGCATAGGCCCTGACCAATTAAGTTTGTGGAACAAGATGGCTAAGGAGTTTGGCACGTCCTCGGATAGAGGCGTTAAAAGCTTTGACGCTCAGAACTGGCAGACCCGTAATGAGCTTCCTTATAACGAATCTCGTCAGGCCTTTGAAGATGGTAAGAAGCTGCTTAAAGATGGTCAGATCGAAGGTGATGATTTAGATGTTCTTAAAGCTACCATGGATGCTGAGTATGCAAAGTACGCCGAAGGCCGTGAGGCTTATACTTCGTTTGTATCCTCTATGAGACAAGCAGCTGACCGGGGAATCATGACTCCAGGAATAGGGGATACTCCTCTACTAATGGATGGCGCTTCCGCTAAGATGCTGATGCAGTTCCAGACGTTTGGTTTTGTAATCATGAACAAGATGATAGCTCCTGCCGCTCAGCGTATGCATCATTACCGTGACGTTGAGGCTGTCGCCTCGATGGGTATGGCGTTAGCTCTAGGTGGTATGGTTACTATCTCTAAGGATCTAATCCGTGGTGGTGAAATCAAAGAGCGTTCAGCTGGCGAATGGACACGCGATGTACTTGACCGTTCTGGTCTACTTACATGGTTGTCTCCTTACATTGCCGCCATAGAGAAGACCACCGGCTTAGGCGCGGGTGGTTCACGTTTCCAAGCAAACAATACTATAGGTCAATTACTAGGTCCTACCATGGGTCTAGCTAGCGATACTATCGATGGTTTAAACGCACTATCTGATCCTAATCAAGAGGCAAGCGACAAGCTAAAACAGCTTGCTCCTTATCAGGCTCTCTTTAAGTTATCCAACTTAACCTCCGATTAGTAAAACCCTTAAGCCCCTCAGTCGAGGGGTTTCTTTTATCTATAATTCATAGGAGTCCTTATGGCTTACTCTTATGTGTCTTATATCGCCGAAACAGGTCAGACACAGTTCACTATACCTTTTAACTACCTCGATAAAGAACACGTCAAGGTTATGATTAACGGTGAACTATATGAATCCTTTGGTTGGTTTTCAGACACACAAATTCAAATTCTAGCGGCTACCAATGGTGACCGAATATACATCTCACGGGAGACTTCTCCTGAAGCGCGTTTAGTTGACTTCGTTATACCCGGTCAGCTAACAGAAGAAGACCTCGATACAGCCTTTACTCAGATCCATAACCTCTCCCAAGAAGCAGTAGACCAATCACAACTAGGTGTCTATGAGGACGTAGCCACTGGCAACTTCTCAGTTAAAGGTAAAACCCTTACAAATATCGCAGAACCTGTTGACCCTGCTGATGCTGTAACCAAGGCCTACGTTGATAATATTAATCTAGGCGTAGACTTTAAGTATTCCGACATCTTAACTAAACACACAGATGTGTCAGTTAAACACACAGACGTAGTGTTGATACGTGATGAGCTATATGGCTTAACCACGCACATGACTGCGCTTCCTTATGGGGCTACAGGTTCTGTTGCCTATAACGCAAACACCGGTGAACTTACCTTCTCACTATCTGAAGGACCTCAAGGCCCAATAGGTGCCACAGGTAATGCCGGAGATACAGGACCTCAAGGACCCTTTGGTCCTCAAGGTGTTATTGGTCCTGAAGGCCCTCGTGGTATTCAAGGAGAATTAGGTAACACAGGTGCTGTAGGTGACCAAGGTGTTACAGGTAGCCAAGGCCCCCGTGGCACAGCAGGCCCGTTAGGTCCAACAGGACTTCAAGGTGGTGTTGGTGACGAAGGTCCTCTAGGTGCTACAGGTGACACAGGATCTCAAGGCCCTGAAGGTGGTGACGGCCCAATGGGTCCCGTAGGCGCTTCAGGTTCTCAAGGACCTACAGGTGACACAGGATCTCAAGGCCCTGAAGGTGGTGATGGTCCGTCAGGCCCAACCGGTCCTCAAGGTACTCAAGGCCTAACCGGTGATACAGGTTCTCAAGGCCCGGTAGGAAGTGAAGGCCCTATTGGCGCTATTGGTTCTACAGGTACTCAAGGTCCTACCGGATTGACAGGTTCTCAAGGCCCTGTTGGCGGTGATGGTCCATTAGGCCCTGTTGGTACTCAAGGTCCTACAGGTGCAACTGGTGACACAGGCCCCCTAGGTCCCGTTGGTGACACAGGCCCCCTAGGTCCTACAGGTTCTCAAGGAACTACAGGCACCACAGGTGAG